TAAACAGCTTACAAAGCCTCAACCTGCACCAGAAAAACCTAGGACAGTAGCTAAGACTACTGAACCTATGAAAAAACGGATGAAACCTATTCGTGGTCCAATGGTAGAAGCAAAACAAACATCTAAACCTATGGCAGGTAATAGAAGAACAGATGTATCTGCTCAACCTACCGCAGGTAGAATGACTGCTGCGGATATGTTTGAAAGAAGAAAGAAAGAAAAGAGAAAAGAATTAACAAGACAGATGAAACCTTTAAGGATAGGCTAATTGAAACTACTATTAACAGTATTACTTTTATTTGGTGTAACAGCTACTATTACAGATTTAAAAGCTGAGACGAACACTGTGTCTAGCACGGTTGTTACAAACTCTACACCACCTACGGCTAATGCACCTTCTATAATAAATTCTAACAGCGATATATGTAAGGTCGGTGTGGGTGCTAGTGTACAGAATAATGTTGTAGGCCTTGCAACAGGAGTTGTAATAGATGATGAACTTTGTCAAAAATTAAAGCTATCTAGAAGTTTATATGCCTATGGTATGAAAGTTGCTGCGGTTAGCATCTTATGTCAAGACTATCGTACCTGGGACAGCATGACAGACGCAGGGACTCCATGTCCAGTTAAAGGCTTAATTGGTGCTGAAGCTGCAGCTTATTGGGAGGCTAATCCTTCTGAAATTCCAGATGGCAGTAGGTACAAACCCCAATACCTACAAAATAAAGTAGAGGAAGAATCAAAAGGAGATGTAGATGGCATTAAGAATTTTGGTCTTATGGCTCTTACTTTGTTACTCATACTCTAAAGCAGATTGCTTACCAGATACAGAAGGATTATGTACCCCTGGAGTATCTATTGTAGAAGATACACAAATAGATATTAGTGAAGAAGATTTAGGAACAGAAATTGTAACTACTACAACAACAACAGTCACCACGACTACTACGACTGTTACTAATGAAAACTCAGGAGATATCCTAGATGGAGATGCAGGATATGTAGCTACATCAAAAGAAGGTGATATGGATATTGACTGGGGTGGTCAAGGACCTGCAAGTATGCCAACAGGAAATGCTTGTTATGGATTAGGGTCTGATAAATGTGCTAGTATAGTAGGAAGTGGTAATAATACCTCTACTATGGGTGTTGCAGGAATGGGTACAACCTTTATACAAACTGTCGATATTTCTGATTTAAATATTAATAATGGTGGAGAAGTAAGATACACAATAGAGGTTGACAAGCAAGATGCTCAAGATAGAATATACATGCACATTACAGGACTTAACGGCACTAGCCAAGTCTTTTCAGGTACTGACATCTTGTCTGAATCTGGCGTTGCATCAGGTTACCAATCATACAATGGTTCTTTCGATTTCGGTGGTGTACTAAATAAATTAACTATTGAAATTGGTGGTAGAGATATTAATCTAGCAGTAGGTCCACTATTCGATGATGTTACAGTAGACGTATTCTACAATGTGATAAACACTATCATCACTCAACAAATCACAACTGTAGAAGAAATATATTATCTAGATATATTCTCTACAACAGAACTAGATTTTGCAGAGGAAGTATTTGAACTTAATGATATTAGTTTTGATGAAGGTGATATTGACTTTGCTCCTATAGAACCTGAGACAGAAGAAGTAACATATGAAACTGTAGAATTAGAAATACAAGAGTTTGAAGTAGACTTTGAAATAGATTTACCAGAACCTGAATTAGTATCTGTAGAAGTTCAAACAGAAATGGAACTAGAATTAGAAATAGAGATGGAAATGGAAATGGACTTACCTGAACCAGAAGTAGAAGAAACTATGGAAGTGGCTCAAGTAGAAGAACCTGTAGATGAACAACCAACAGAAGAATCAACAGAACCCGATAGCGAAGCTACTGAAGAACCCGCTATGGAAACAGAGGATAGTACAGAACAAGAAGAAGTACAACAGGAAGAAGTTGAAGAACCAGAAAAGCCTGTAAAAGAACCGACAGCAAAAGAAAAAGCTGCAACTAAGATAGTCAAAAAGATTGATGACAAAGCTAGGTATGATGAATCAAATCAAATGAAGACGTTAATTGTAATGCAAATACTTGGCAATACAAAAACATTCTTTGACACACAATCAACTATCGTTGATACAGATGTTAACGAATACTTAAACAAAACAATAGAGGACAACTACGGAGTGTTATTTGATATGGCACAAGGACAAACTATGGAGAATATAATAAATGGCCAGTATTGAGTATCAGGGGATTAAATTCTCTGGTGGAAAATTTTTTATTATTCTATCTTTGATAGGTGCGATAGTCGGCGGTGGTTGGTCAGCATATAAATTTTATGATGATTACTTAGACATGAAACAACAAGTACAAGAGTTTGTAGCTCCTGACCTCAGCGGTTTTGATAAGAAAATAGATTTAGCGAAAGCTGAAATGGACAAACGATTAGAATTAATTGAACAACAATTAGAGATGATTAAAACAGAAATGTCCATGATTTTAGAAGAAGTAACTTTAGTAGCTCAAACTGCAAAGGAACTTAAAGATGACCTCAAGGGTGACGTAAGACAATTACAAATGGATAAAAGACACCTAGAAGATATGGTGGATAGCATTAAAAATAAAACAAGAGAGGAACTTAGATTGTTTGAAGACAGCATAAAAGAACTAGAAAAAGACCTTCAATTAAAAATTGACAAAGCGTTAAATAACCCTTTAAGCGGTATGTCCGCAAAGAGCAAATAATGAAGATAGATATAAAACTAGCAGCACCTTATCTTATCATGGCCTGTGGTTTCGCTATGACATGGGGAATGTGGACTGAAAGACTATCGGCGGTAGAAACTAAAGTAGATAAAATTACACAAATGCAACAAGACATTGCAGTGATAAAAGAAAAGATAATGTGGATGGAAGCATATCTAATTAATGGAGATAACTAATGGCAACGTATAAATCATTTGCAGATTTGACTGAACAACAAAGACAACAGTTTGGGGATGAGGATTCATATAAAAAATTTATGGATTCTAATGTTATGGAAACAAACCCTATTCAACAAGAACAACAACCTACAACACAAAATACATTGACAGACCCTACAGACTTTGCACAAGCACAAGTAGGTGCTGCTGTTAGACAACCTAGCTTACCTACAGGAGCATCAGTCATGCCAGGACTTGCTCTTCAGTCTCCAACAGATACCACATTACAAACAACTCCTGGACTTACAGGTACACAAGCGGCGGCGGTTCCAACCACACCTACTGCTCCCACTATTGCACCTCAAGCAGTTCCTACATCTACTGCCATTGCACAACAAACTGCAACCGCAGCTCCGATGTATTCTGCAGTGACAGGACAAACAGTTCCACAAATGGATGCAGCACAAGGTACAGTTTCTGCACCCATGGTTGCACAACAACAAGACCTAACTGCATTACCACCAGAAGCAACAGTGCAAGGTCAATTAGCCAACATATCAGAAGCTATCAATACAGCAGTTGATGAAGGCAAACCTATACCTGCATTTGCATCAGGGGCCAAAAGATTAGTAGATGCCGCTATGCAACAAAGAGGATTAGGTTCTTCTAGTATAGCTGCAGAGGCACTAGCACAAGGTATATTAGAAGCATCTATACCAATTGCACAACAAGATGCACAGTTCTATCAACAAGCAATATTTCAGAACTTAAATAACAGACAACAAGCAGCAGTATTAAATGCACAACAATCTTTTCAGATGGATACTGCTAATCTATCTAATAGACAACAAGCCAGTCTAACCAACATCCAACTAAGACAACAGTCAATGCTATCAGACCAAGCGGCTTCTAATGCTGCATTGCAGTTTAATGCCCAAAGTCAGGCACAAACTGACCAGTTCTTTGCAAGTCTTGCAACTCAAATAAATACTAACAATGCACAAAGAGTAGATGCGATGAATCAGTATGCAGTATCTGAACAAAATAGAATATCTGCAGAAAATGCTAGAAATGAAATAGGTGTAGCAGAAGCTAATGCACAAAGAGAAGCAGCAATCAATCAATTCAATACACAATTAGAAGACCAAAGACAAAGATTTAATGTAGAGAATCAAAGATTAATTGACCAGTCAAATGTGACATGGAGAAGAAGTATCAACACTGCAAATACTGCCGCTATAAATGCAGCCAATCAAACAGATGCACAGAACTTACTAAATATATCTAACTTTGCACTATCTGCATTATGGCAACAGTGGAGAGATGAAGCATCTTGGATTAACACATCATCAGAGAATGAAAAAGAAAGAGCACATAATATAGCTATTGCTGCTCTTGAAAGAGAAACACAATTAGAATTAATGAATGAAACATCTAAGAATGAACTTAACAGTCTACTAGGACAGTTAGGCGTAAAGATTTTCGCAGGATTATAATCATAGGAGAAATACAATGGCATTAGGATTTTCACAACTTTTAAGTTATGGAGTAACAGGGGCAAAATTATTATCTGAAGTTATGTCAGATAACAAAGACCAATCAGGAACAATAAGTGGTGGGGAAAAGTTTCAAAGAAGTCAGGCAATTAGACAAACATTTGAACAATTAAAAAGGCCTACAAAATCTTTACAAGAAGCAGGTGAAGTAAAGGCAAGTGTTGCAATAGCTTATGAAGAACTAAATAGAGTATGGGATGCGATATTACCCAATGCCTATGCTGAAATAATCAAGACTGTAGAACAACCTGCATTTTCACCAAAGAAGGATATAATATAATGGAAAGACAACAAAACCCTTTTGATACACCTGTTCCGGGACAATCATTAACGGATACTCCTAAAAATTATAAATGGGAAAATCCTGCTAGATTTTCAAAACTAGAGGATTCCTCATTACATATTTGGAGAGAGTTAAATAAGAAAGATAATTTAAAAAGAATAATAGTTTTACTAGAAGCAGGTATATCTGTAGAAGCAGTAACTAGAACTATAGTGTTCTCAGGATTTATAGAAGGTGCATTTAGTATAGACTCTGCTTTACTTCTAACGCCGATAGTTCAAAAAATGATATTTACTATTGGTAAAGCTGCAGGTATTTCTAAATTAAAAATAACAAATCCTAAAAAGAATATGACAGAAGCTATGATTAAAGATTTATATAAATCTAGAGGGTATGTACCTTCAAAGAAGACAATGAAAAAAGCAAAGAAAGCAGCAGAAGAAAAACCTAAAGGTTTAATGTCTAGAGCAAAGGAGGATAAGTAATGGGATTATTTAATGCCACAGCCTTTCTAAAAGGCGCAGCACAAGAAGGCCTTAATATGTTCAACAAAGCAGAAGCAATAGGCGAAGAGGGTATAGAAAATTTAAAAGCTGCTAGAGAAGAAGTTAATGAAGAAATTAAAACAATGAAAGACACCTATAATAAAGCAATACAAATAGGTGATAATGTAGGTGGTGGTGCATTTGCTAAATATTTATTTAATACACAAGACATATCATACCTTGCAGGTTTAGCTAATGAAACACAGGAAACTAGAACAGGTGAATTGTCTACATTAAAGAAAAATTTTGAAGCATTGTCTGAAGAAGAAAAAGCAAAGTTTTCTGATGGTGACTTTTCTGAAACTGTTAAAGCAGATTATGATAGAGAAGTAGAAGCACTCAAAGTAAATAGCGGATTAGTCAATACAAATAATTTAGGAGTAGCTACTGCTAACACATTAGGTGGTAAAGTTCAACAAATGGTTGATAGACAATTTGAACCTAGAAGACAAGCTATTATAGACACTGTGGGTGGCGGTCAGTTAAAAGAATCAGCACCTATATCAGGCGGTTTTGAATCAATACCAACAGCAACAACAGGAGTTATAGACTTTTCAACTGGAGGAGGAGGAGATATGGAAGTTGCCAGATTAAAAGCAACAATACTATCGAGATTTGAGGACTACTTAGAGTCTAATAGATTTAAAGCTCCAGGGACAACTTTATTTACAAATGCAGAAGCAAAATCTGAATTTGGAAATGTAGTCGGTATTGATTATAATAGAACCTATCAAGAAGGTGATTATGCAGGAATGACAGGCAGGGAAATTATAGACTCTAAATTAGAAGATATGGTAGAAGAATTAGAAAATTTAGATACTCCTATATACGCAACAAAGGATGCTATAATGATGGATATACTAAAACAAAATTTTATAAATAAAAATTTTGGGGATGTATTTAACTACACTGGATTATTAGATTCTACAGTAGCATTTGAGCCAGAAGATGAGTGATTTTTTTAATCCTTATAAAAAATCTAAAAAAAAAATTGATGTTAATAAAAATCAAAAAAATAATTTAGGATTTTTTAGTGTTACAGACTCTGGTAAAGGTTCTGCCATAGAGTATAAAAGAAGTGAAACAGAAACACAAGATTATGACTATCAAGAATATGAAGACCTTAGTAAAAAAAGCGATTTAGGTTTCGCATTTAAACTAGGTCTTCTAGATACCTATAGAGGTGTAAAACAAATAGCAGGTTTTGATGAAGCAGAAATGCGAAAAGAACAAAATGAACTTGTTAAAAGGATGCAAGGTGATAATGGTGGTTTAGTAAAAGCTGCTTATTTTGCAGGTGCATTGTTAGACCCTGCCTCTTGGTTAATACCCTTTGGCAAAGCCAGAACACTTTGGCAAATGGGCAAGTATGGAATGGTATCTGGAGCAGTAGCGGGAGCTGCAGGTTATGTAGACGAAGACCAAGATAGTATTTTAACAGAGGGCAAGATGACTAGAAAAGAACAAGCTCTTTTTGGTCTTGGTGCAGGAGGTGTTGTTGCACCTGCTTTTGGTGTACTTAAAAATATAGGAGTGAAAGCAACAGGTAAAGGGAAAGTAATACCTGTAGGAGGTCCTGACCCAGAGGGTTTCTTTGGACAATTATTTAGTTTAAAACATGTTAATCCTAAGAAAGCAGTAAAGAGAGGATATACAAAAGTACAAATTGAAGGTGCTGCTAAAACACCAGAAGGTAAAGTTACCCCTGGTGGTAGAAAAGTAATTATAGAAAAAGGTCCTAAAAGAACTTTATTTGAAAGACCAGATACAAAAATTGGTGACCCTACCGCCGATATAAAACCAACAGTTTTAAAAGACGACTTAGAGTTATTAAATAAAAACAAAGCAAGAAAAGGAATGTACCTATTTGGACCACAAAGTTTTGCTAATAAATATATATTTAAACCCTATGAAGAAAAAGTAGGAAGGCCTTTATTTAATAAATTGGCTAAGAGTGGTGAGTCTACATCTGCAGTAGCAGGTGGACTAATTGGATTTAATACAGACCAAGAAGCACCTATCATTAGCTTCACTGACCCTTTTAGTTCAAGATTAGGAAGAGCATTTACAGGTGCTTTATTTGGCTTTGGTGGTTATAAAGTATTAAAAAAGGTTAAAGTAGGTAAAAAATTTGGAACAAAAGAAGAAGAAGGAAAAGAGTTTCATATGTCTCTAACTGAATATTTAGGAAGAGGTTTCATAGATAAATATAATTTACCAAGAGAGTACACAGCATTAAGACAACAAGCTCAAGGTCTTGGTGGCACAATAGCTGCACAGTTTAACGACTTAGTTCAAAAGGCAAAAATATTAACGATAGATGAAAGAAAAATACTATACAATATTTTAGAAGGTGAAGAAATTGTAAATGTAAAGTCTAAAAAAGTAAAAGAGTTATCTGAAGAAGCAAGGAAAACTATTAATATGTATGGTCAGATGTATCATGACTTAGGATTGCTTGATAAAAAAGTATTCAGAAAAAACGCTGCATCTTATTTAAGAAGAATATATGCAGATGAAACAGATGTACCCAAAATAGGCGATGATTTAAGGCCAAGGGGAATTATAAAAAAAGTATCTATAGAAGAATATAATAAGATATACAAAAAGCAAAAAGCCTTTAATGAAGATGGCTCTAAAGTAATGATTAGAGGTGGACTAGATGACAAATTACCTAACGGAAAAATACCTCTGGTCCCGCATCGTGGTTGGGAGGTTTTAGAAAATGTAGATGCTAGTAAATTAAATAATAAAAAATACATTGAAGATTTAAAATCTCGAAACCTAATTGATGAAGATGGGAATATAAGTATTCGTTGGGAATTAACTAAAGGACAAAGACTTGCTAAAGGAGAGATAGAAGACGCTGCAGCATCTATAGAATTGACAGGACAATATATGGCATCAACAATTTCTCAATTTAAATTTTATGATGATTTATTTAAAACACCTAGCCTGTCTCCCTATGTTAAAAAGACAACTAAAAAAGGTGACAGGTATGTATTAGATAAAAAATTTAAAGGACTATCTGAATCCGAAATGAATAAAGCAGGATATTATAAAATGCCTAGCACTAAATTTAAAGATTCAAAAGTTCAAAAATATGGAAAATTAGCAGGTAAATATGTACAAGAAGAAGTTTATAAAAGCTTATTAACTGCACAAAAATATAGAGAGGGTCCTTTAAAAGATATATTTGGTGGATACCTTAGATTAAATAGAGTTTGGAAAGCTAGTAAAACTGCTTGGAATCCTACTGTCCATGTTAATAATGTATTTGGTAATATTTTCTTCTCAGATATGGGGGATATTCCTCTATTTGTAGGGACAGGAAAAGGTGGAGGATTGATTAATTCCTTCAAACTATTAGCAGAACATAATAGTAAGAAGCCAATAAAATCTAAAGCGGTTTATCTAGCACAAAAGTATGGAGTATTTGACGCTGACTTTATAGCAAGGGAATTAAAAACATTTGATTTTAAATCGGTTAAAAATGCATATAAATATGATGATAAAAAAACTGAATGGACAAATGCAGTAGAAATATCAGAAAGAATATATAACGCCGTTAGAAAAAATAAAATAACAGGAACACTAGAAGATTGGTATAGAGTAGAAGACCACATATTTAGATTAAATGCCTTTATTCATAAGATGCAACAAGGTTATTCACCTTCAGATGCAGCCATGTTTGCAAGAAAACAATTTATTGATTATGATATAGATGCCCCTGTTGTTAACTTTTTAAGGCATAGCGTTACTCCTTTCTTAGCTTTTAGCTATCGGATAATACCTGTATTAGCAGAAACAGCGGTAGTTAGACCTTGGAAGTATGCAAAGTATGCGGCACTAGGCTACGCTCTAAATAAGATAGGCGCTACGATGGGAGGTGGCGAAGCAGATAAAGAAAGACAACTGATGCCTAAGACATCTGCAGGAAACATACTAGGAATACCTATACTACCAACTAAAGAAATTAAACTTCCATTTACAGATGAACAAGGAAATTCTAAATATATAAATATCCAAAGACTATTTCCTGGTGGTGATGTTTTAGAATTAGGTACAGGAGTTATTCCAGGATTACCTGCACCTCTACAACCCAGTTTTGGTATAGGTGGTGATATTTTATTCGGTCTAGCGGGAGTAGATTTATTTACAAAGAAGATGGACCAGACAAGAGGGATAAGTGTGGTTGAGGATGTAACAGGAAGCTTAAAGTCAATAGGTGTTAAATTAATACCTAACTTCCCATTCTTACCAGGTTCATATTCAACTAAAAGAATTGAAAGAGCACAGCCAGGAAGAACAGAAATATCCCCATTTAGAGAGCCTGAATCTGAATTACAAGCAATATTAAATGCGTTTGGTATTAAAGTTACAAATAGAAGCTTAACGTCATTGACTGTAACAAAGAAAGCAGAACTAGATAGAGTATTAAAAGTATATGATAGGAAAACAAAAGAACTAGGAAAGAAATTAGCCAGTGGGGAAATAACAGAACAACAATTTGAAGACAGGTTGTCAGATATAGTCATAGATATACAAAAACAAGTAATGATATTTGGTGGCAGATTAGAGGGAATAGACCCTGCAACAATATTACAGTCTAAAGAAATGATAGACTTAATGAATCAAAGATAGGAGGAACTATGTTCAATATGTTAATAGGCCCCATTGCTAATATAGTAGGGGACACAGTAAAAGGTTTCGTTGAGACGAAGAAGGCAAAGGCAGATTTAAAGCTTACTGAGATAAAAGCAACTAAGGCTTTGAAGGAGCAGCAAATCGCAGGTAAGGTCGCATGGGAGGCATCAGCCGTAGACCAAATGAAAGGGTCGTGGAAAGACGAGTTTGTTTTACTAGCCCTGATGATACCTGCAATTTGTAGCTTCTTACCCTTTATGCAACCACATATAGAAAGAGGGTTTCAGATTTTAGAAACTTTACCTGAGTATTATACTCATCTTTTATATTTGGCCTGTTCTGTATCTCTAGGGGTTAGAGCAGCACCTGGTATCAAGGGTATGATTAGTAAGAAAAAATAGGAGTAAACTATGACAGATGTAATTAAAAAAGAACTGATGGAAAGAATTAAGGAGCATGAAGGTTATAGACTAGACCCCTATCTCTGCACAGAAGGATTTTTAACAGGGGGCTATGGTCACCGTATCATGGATGGTGAATCTGTACCTACAACTAAAGAAGGTTGGGATGAGATATTTGAACAAGACTTTAATAAAGCATGGGGTAGTATGGAAAGATTATGTGCTGATAATAATTTAGATATACCTCTAAAGGCTCAGGGAATATTATGTGAAATGATTTTCCAAATGGGAGCTACAGGTGTTAGTAAATTTAAGAACATGATTCTTGCTTTACGAAATCATTCGTATGGGGTGGCCGCATCCGAGATGCTCGATTCGAAGTGGGCAAGGCAAACCCCGAATAGGGCAGGAGATTTATCTTCCCGAATGAAAGAATTAGCTAGTTAGTTTATTTAATAGTTGTTGTGTTGTATTGTAAGAGTGATTATACTCATTCTTTAAATGAGTTATTACTGCTTTCAATATATGAGGTAAGGGTATTAAGAGTTTCTTATCATGTGAATATGGCTCATTAATCCCATACTTCTTTTTAAAATCTTCTATTAATTCTTTTGTATTAATAGTTTCTTCATCCCAATAAAAGTTTCCGTCTAGTCGGGAATAAGATATTTTACAACTATATAAAACAAACGTCTCTTTACTTTTTGATAAAGTTTGGTGAGATGTTGTCATTGATTTCCGTTAATCCTGCTAATAAATTTATAAGTTTTTGAACCTCAATAAAAGGTCTATTTGCTAAGTATTGCAGTAGAGTATTTCTCTGCTCTTCACTTATCACATAGTTCTTTTGTTGAGGTTTTTCATTTTCAGCTTTTGTCATGTAGTTCTCCTGCGATTGCAATGTAGGCAGCACCATCTGTATAACTATCAGGACTGCTACTACCTGTTGTTGTTCTAGCTATCTTTAAAATAGCCATCATTATTGCTACTTGTTCTGCACTAATATTATAATCAGTATATGCAGACCACATGGTAGCAATTTTATCATGGAGTATTTTCTTATCTCCATAAGCTTTTGCTCTGTCACCAGAGACTAATTTAGATGCACTTTTAAGTATGTCTTCAGTTTTCATTTATCTTCTCCTTATAATTATCAAAGTTAATTAGTTTTGCAATGGGTATTAAGTATCCCCAAGAGGTGTTACTATCTCCTCCCGGAACTGATTTAAAATTATTAGCATTTATGATACTTCTTAAATCATCTGTCTTTACTGTCAGATTAAAACAAAATCTATCCCCGCTATAAAAGTTTATAGTCCACCATTCAGCTTCTGTTTTTTTAATACCACTATCTTTTCCTCTACTCTGATACTCACAGTAGTGGTTGCCTGTGGTAATCCATTTATCTCTTTCTGATTTTACTTCTGTTTTCTGACCTTCTTGTATCTCTCCAACAACTACTTCACCTTGTTTACCCCACTCTAAGTCATGTTTAAAGTTAGAATTATGTTTCATCTATCCTCCTAGTTTAGATTTTTTACATCTAAATATTTTGTCAGGTCAATGATATTACTTTCATCTGATTCTTTTACAAACTCTTGTGCATCAGTGATATCAATATTATCCATCTTTGCAGAAAGCTCAATACCTCTTTCATAAAAAGGGTCTGGGTCTTCTAAGACAGCTTGTGCTACACCTAGAGCTACAAGCTTACACATTTCTTTTTCTGGAGTATCGGCGATATAATCAGTAGTTAAACCCACTGCAAACTTACCCTTGGTATGGGGTTGAATTAGTATCACAATACCGTCATCTATTTTATTCTTTTTCTTTTTCATTATTGTTTCCTCTATCTGCTACATGAGTATACCAATAATATCTAGGACTTTTAGAACGAGGTTTGCCTTCACTATCGAAGACTTGCTGAGGCAAATATTGTATTTTATCACCCCAACATTCTTGTTTAAAAGAACAAAAACTGCAGACACTATCTAACACTCTATTACCTGTTAGTTTATTCCTATACTTTTCTTCTATATCAGTGAAACATCTTTCAAATGGTTTATTTTCCATTAATGCTTTGATGTTATCTTCTGCTAACTTTAATGCTTCTTTTCTATGATTTGCATCGTTTTTAGGTGGAGATACAATGCACATTTCTCCAGTTGATTTATTAATTACAATCCAACCACCAAACTTTTTATTCTCTGCATCTGCATATAAATATCCTTGAGACTTATATCCAAATACATCTTTATCTACCACTGATTCAAAACCCATAGAGAATTTATTCTTGAATGCCCAGTCACTAGCTGACTTAATATCATATATCTTTCCGTCTATTTCTACATCATAAGTTCCTGTAAGTCCTGTTTTAAAATATTTACTTGCTCTAGATACTTGCTTCTGTTCACTGTCAATAGTTGTACCAGATGCCTTGAGTAAAAGAACTGTGATAGCTTCTATCATATCGCCAAATAGAAATCGTAACTTACTATTGTAAGGCATCTCTTCTTTTTTAGCACCAGACTTTTCCATTTGTAATTGACATAGAGGTTTGCCAATACCTGACATCCTAACTCTAAAAGATTTGTCTCTTTGTTCTTTGAATTGTTTTCTGATTGCTTTCTTACAGTCTTCCCCAAACTGTTCGATAAGTTCTTCGCTGAGAGGCACAGGCGATTTCTCAGCCTGTACCAAAAAGTATTTTATTTTATCGAGTATGTCGATGTTCAAGCGTTAGTAACTTTAGATACTGAAGCAGTATCATCAGCATACTTTTTTAGGTGAGCATGATATTTTTCCATAACTTGTGAGTTCTTGGCTTCAATATCATTTTTAAATAACTGATAGGCTCTGCCGTCATCACTATCCTCTAGTAAATTAGCAGGAACATTTAACGAAGTTATCTTACCTAGTTTTATATTGTAATAGGTATTACCTCCAACAGTCTTTTCCTCTGTATTTAACTCTACTTTGTTTGACCAAAGGATACCTTTATTAGATAATAAAGAATCAAGATTGCTCATGACTACTGCATTACCACCTGCATATTTTACTTGAACAGGATACTGCTTTAAAGTAATTTTATCACCCTTTGAATTTTCACCTTTCATATCAATCAAACCATACATAATTCTATAGAATTTGGTATTGTTAGCTTTCTCTTTTTGGTCTGGTGTTAAGTCGGCCCTGTTTTTAGCAGTGACATACCCACACTTAGTAGTTCCTAATGTATCGAAAGCCTCTTCGCCAAACGCTACTAAGATTGATTCAGCAGAAAATTTTTTCGTCTTATTATCATAAGTCATATACTGATTTCTTTTCATAAAAGGTCTGAAAGAAATAGTATCTGAATAGATAAACTGTTCGGTGTCTTTATCCCACACATTGTAGCTACCCAGATGTTGTGTGACTTTATCATCGTTGTTTTTATCTTTATGATTGTTTGTAATACGCAGTTGCACAATATAAGAAGGCACACTTTTTGCTGCTCCCATACCTGCTTCTGCTCTGATTTCTTCTTCGGACATGTCTCCAAAGATTGTTTTGTCTGTCATATATATAACTCCTATATTCGTTTTAGGTCTAACCAATTATGCCCTTTTTTTATTTCATAGTCAAGTGGCACATTAAAATCTATGTTGTATCTTTGATTGATTGATTGTGTGATACCATCACAAGCTTTTTTTAGTTTATTTAAAACACTTTCTACCTCCCCTGGATGTGCGTCTATAATTATAGAATCATGAACTGTATTAATTAACCTAGTTCTCATTCCTTTCATTTGTTTGTAGATATCTATACAAGCGGCGGGAACTATATCCCCTGTTGCAAACCCTTGCACAGGATAGTTTCTAACTTGTGTATAAAAATTAGAACCACCCCAAGAAGCTCTCTTGATACCTTCAAAATAGTATTGCCTACCACTTGGTAGGGTAACAAAGGAAGTAGCAATAGCTTTATCCTCTGTTGTTTCTTGCCATGAAGTAATACCCTTATATCTTTTCCTAAAATAAGAATAGTATTTCTTCTCTTCATCTGTTCCAGACATACCGCCATACAGAGGTTTAAATGTATGTGCCTTTGCATCTTGTCTATTACAACCAATAACATTAGCAGTATTCTGGTGAACATCTACACCTTCTAAAATATCTTGCATGGCTTGAGAATCTTGTGATAGAAAAGCTGCAACTCTAAATTCTAATTGAGCAAAATCCATTTCAATTATCTCACCATTATCAAATCGAGATTGTATAACTCTCTTGATAGGTAGTTTATCGCCTCTTGGAATATTTTGGAAGTTAGGTTCTGAACAAGATAATCTACCTGTCACGACATTTGTTTGGCTAAACTTAGGATGTAAGATATTATTTTCATAGGCTTCTTCTTTCATCTTATCAACAAAAGTGGATAGCCACTTCTCTATCTGTTTATATCGTATAATATAATCTAAGAACTCCCGTACTCTTCCAGGATTTCTATCGCCGATATATTTTAAGTTATCCATACCTACTTTAAATCCTAGTGATGTAACATCCCTTTGGTCTCTTGGAGTAATCTTAAATCCTGCTATCCTATCTGTTTCTGTTAAGAAAACACCTTCACCATTACAATCTTTACATTTAGTAAGATTGATATAAGCAGTGCCATCTTTTTTATATTTTCTATAATGACCTATACCATCACAAGTTTTACACTTTGTTCCAATACAGTATTTAACAGGTCTAGTTTTACTCTCTACTATCTTTCTAAAAGTATTAGAAGGATATTTCTCAGGCGTTCTTTTCCTACCATTTGAATCTGTACCTAGGCCAAATGTTTTTGCCCAGTCATTCTTATCAATTATCTCTCTTGAATAGATGATTTTACATAACTGCTCCCCGCTAGTGATATTAAACTTAGCGTCACCCATTACTTCTTGAACAGTTATGTCAATCTTTTTTTTGACAGAATGATACTCCTCATTCAATCTAGTTTTTAGTTCATCTAATGTGCTAGGATTTACATAAATACCATTGCGTTCTATCTCTACTAATGTGATTAGGAACTCACACATCATTTCTAACGTAGGTATTAGTCCTTTGTTCTCTTCTCTTTTAAAATCTAAATCTTGTTGTAGATATAAATCTTTTGTTATGGTGACATCATTTCTACCATACATCTCTAAATCTTTTATAGGTATTTTATCCATACCAATTCCGGAATCTATAGCATTTTCTAATGTCGCATATTTAATTCCTATCTTTCTTCTTCTACAACATTCTTTTAAACTCAATGGTCTTCTCTGTCCTCTAAATAAAACTGACTCAGCAACCATTGTGTCCCATACTTTACCTTCATATTTAAATCCACATTCTAATAACCAAGACAAATCAAATTTTAAATTATGTCCTACTAATAAAGTAGTCTTATCTAAAATTGACTGTAAGGCATTATGGCTAGTATAAATATCACCAGTGAAGTCAGCATGATTAAAAAATAAGTATTCATTGTTTACTCCTACACTTACAAGTTTGTTTCCTAAATTATACGGAGTATTATCTCCGTCTTCCGTAAAGGTTGTTTCTATATCTAATACACTTATCATTAGTCTATATACCTCGATTTACTTGGCACAATCTTACAAGTTATAATACCATGCCAACCTGTTAATTTATTTTTACTAATACATAAAGTTCTAGTAAAATCTTCATCACCTTCCCAATCATCTTTCTTACCAATACCAATAATTAAATCAGCCTCAGCAGCTTTACCAGTTTTACTACCTTCCATAGTATTAAAACTAATATGATTTCTATCATGAGCATCACTACTCGCTTGACAAATACCAAACATACACACATCCCTTCTACTAGAAATATCTCTAGTTAATTTATATATCTCTCTTAATTTTTCATGACCACTATTAAAAACTCCAGATAGTTCTACCTTATCTAATTGGTCTATAATCACAACATCAGGATTATTCTCTTCACAATAACTATCAATAGCTTCTACTGTAAAATCTTTACAATCGTAGACATGAATTTTATCTCTTATCTTTTTCCATTCTTCATTTGCCAACACAGGTTCTTCATCTATGTGTCTTCTAGTCATATCAGAACACGCCTGAATTAATCTAAATACATTTCTAGTAGGCTTCTCTTCATTGCAAAAAATGGCTATATTATTGACTTTTTCTTGGTATGCAAAACCATTAGGACCTCCAACCATGTTAATCCAAAAAGCAGTCTTTCCTGATTCTGGTCTAGCAAATATAATTGTAAAGTGTCCCTTGCCTACACCTTTAACACACTCATTTAACATAGAGGGTGCATTGAAAGTAAATAGATTACTATAATCCATTTCTTTTAATAATTCATCTAAATCTTTTGTTACTTCTGAGATACTATCGCCGATATTATCTTCTTGTTGTAATAACTTTATAACAGATTGAACATCACCACTCCCACCTTTATAAATATCTAAACATCTTTGTGCAGCTTCATGAACTAATTGAGACTTGTGCATCTCTTGAATAGTCATAATCACATTGTCTTGATTAATATCTACCTTGTCTAAGTCAGTAACGACTTGCATGGCTTTATCTTTATTAGCCTGGGTGTTGGTAGGATTGTAGGTTAGATAATTTAAATATAAATCGTCTGGTAAGATTTCATTACAGTCTGGTAATTCTCTAAATGTTTTTTCAATAACCCCGTAGACATCTAATAAATTAGATAGGCTACTCTTTTGTATTTTTTTTCTGTACTTTTGATAGAACTCCCTTTTTAGACAAAGCTTTACTATCTTTAACGCCATCAAATCTTTCATTAACCACCTTCTTAAATTTATTCATTACTACTTCTAGCTTTGGTGCTAGTCTAACAATGCCTAAAGCTTCCCTCAATTCTTTAACATCATCATTCATAACTATAATCATCCTCTATTCTAACATTGCAGTTAGTAACAAATTCTTTTACGTCAAGATTAAATTCCTGCATGTCTACTAATTTTTTTTCCATGAGTTCTCTTGCTTTTTTATCAGCATGTTCATGTAAATCTTTTACATTTCCTGCAACCTCAAATGTAAATACTGTTTCGACTGTTGCCATAATGTAATATTTATTAAATGGATTTGCCATTACGATTCCTTTCTATCTTTTGTGCTACCCTATCCATAATCTTATCTTTTAATTCTTGATTTTGTTTCTTACTAAAACCTTCGATATCAATAATCAAATGTTTATCTGACCACTTTTCTTTTTTGATTTTATTTTTACTCACACTTTTCCTCCCATGATTCTTTAGGTATCTTACTAATAATTTCTACAGGTTTTATTTCTCTAGGAATATATTCTAAATTTTTTCCAATCAATAATTTTACCCTACCTTCTATCATATGCTTAACATCATCAGCACCTATATTTTTAGGTTTTTTCTCATACATAAAAAAATCTGACCTAAATCCCGTCTGAGATATATAAGGCACATGATATTGAGGTTTATCTTTTGCATCATTGCCTGATATGTCATCTACCTCAGATTTATGATTGGTCATAGTTAAATGATAATGCCAACTGTCCTGAGCATACCCCTCTTCACTATTCCATAAAGTCATAGTATCAGAGGTTAGCTTTGCTTCTATTTCTACCCCCGATATTTTTATCATGCCATCAAAATGTACCACATCAAAAAATGCCATTTACTTTTCCTTTCCTATTCCAGATGTATCTAACTTAGATGCACCTTCCTTAGCCTTGTCTACAACCTTTGCTAGTTCTTGTGCTTTCTGTTGTTGTCGATAATCTGTTTTTGTTTTTGATTGTTCTACAACATCATCAACAGTCATGTTGAGTTTGTCTTGTCGTGTTTGGAAATTTCTTTCCGCCCACACTTCTAGCCTATCGACTAAAAACTTATTCTGCAATCGTAGTTCTTTTATCTCCGCCTCTTGCTCTTTAATAATCCTAAGTCTTTCCCTATTTTTTTCTTTTGCTTTTTTTAGTTGCTCTTCTAACTCTCTAGCTATCGCCATGTAATAACCTCATAATTTCTTGTTGTTTTAAATATTTTAAGTCTTGGGGTATTAAAACTATCTTACTATCTACATTATATCCGAGCTTCTTTTGTATGTCAAAGGTCTTGGAATTTGCATCGGGGTCTAGACAGATATAAACTTTTCTAAACTTACTGCGGATATATTCAGCATGTTTATCGGATAGAGATGTTCCCATAATCGCTATCCCTGTATGGATAGGAGCTACGGCACAAGCTGACACACAGTCTTCTACAATAACTGCATTAAATACATCACTACCTACCACAAACGGATAGTCGCTTGAATTATATTTATACCACTTGGGGAGTTTATTGGTTAGTGACCTACCTACTGCACCTCTAACAACCCCGTCAATATCTATTAAGAAAACTACTCTATCCTGTTTTACATCATACATAATTCTAGCATTACAATCATAAGGACTAATCCCATACTTTTCTAGATACTGCATTGCTCTTGGATTAGGATAGATAGATACAAATGATTTAGGTATCTCAAACTTTTGTTCTTTCATTGGTTTTCTATCGAAGATATTTTCTAAATCTTTCATGGAGTATCCTTTAGCATCAACACCTTTATAATCACAAGATACATGAAAGCAATTCCACAATACTTTCCCATCTATTTTTTTTATAGATAAAGTATTTCTATTTAAACACAAAGGGCAGTCCAATCGAAGACTGCCCCCTTCATCTAAATTAAGATTATCTAAATCAATTCCTGGCAAGAGTATCACATATCCTTGAAAAGGTTTGATTACATATATTGCCACCATCTTGAAAGCCTTGATTATAGGCTTCTTTATAAACTGCCTTTACTAATTTTTTAAAAGACTCTGATGTTTCTTTTGAAAGAATATTAGTAAAAGCTTTGCTGTCTAGTATTTCCATAGTAGCGTCAATAGCCTTGGGTTTCTTATCCATTAATGTCTCCTTTGTTTTGGTAAGTTTCCTATGGTGAAGTCAAACTCATCAACACGATAGAGAAGCTTGACTGTTTCCTCTAATTTACTAGGTATCTTTTCTAGCATCATTAGTCTATATCCTATCTCATCTATGAACTTGACTGTGTACATTTTCTTTTTGAACTTCAGCAGTTTTATACTGTCGTATCTTACTGATGTAAAGTCATGAGGATGTTTCTGATGAGCCAGATATTTCTTATTATAAAACTCTTTTAAACACATTCCTTGGTCATTGACTGTTATAGGTGAGGGTCTATCGCCGATAGTTTTCATCTCACCATCAACAATAGACTTGTATTGTTTTACATCAAATCTAAAAATGCCTTCTCTAAATGTGCCTGTAGATTTCTTTACAAAACCGCAGTAAAAGAAACCTTGACCCACTGCTTCTTTGATAGCATTTTTAATTGGTTGGTTTATGATTTGCATTGCTTTCCTTCCCCGATAATTCGTAATCAATACAAGCGTCTATTACATCCCAATTTACACCGATAGTTGCATCATGTTTATGTAAAAGTCTATACAAAACATTTCTACACTCATCATCTGTCAAAGAGTTTTCTTGACCTCTATTTTTTAGTTGTAATTTAACATCATCAGTAGTCCACTCTAATGATATTGTATCATCATCTACTTGTTGCATTACTTACCTTTCTTCCTTATGTTAATTCTTTTTTTCTTCGCCCTTCTCATAGATGCCACACCTATAGATTTTGATAGACTATTAGGTCTCTTTCTATTGCGAAAGTTGATTACTGGTTTTGTCATTTTTTCCCTTTCGTAAATCTCTGCTATGTGTCATGAATAATATTCTCTTTGTAGATTTATTCCAACACAAACCACAAGTGCCACAGCTTTTAGTTTGACCTGCTTGTTCTGGACAAGTGATACCATTCTTAGATACCGTATCTGAATTAGCAGATAGTTTATATCTTGGATAGTTGGAAAATCTAATTGACCACCTATCCCACCTTTTCTCATTCATCATTGCAATTCTACCGCCGATAGATTCTTTTGGTGAATGAGCAGTATATCCATAACAGGATATGTTCTCGTATTTGTCAAGCCATTGTTCCCATTGCTCGACATACTTCAGGTCGGGGAAGTCTCCCAAGACATGAAGTCTAATTAAAACGCCGTACTTTTTTGTATTTAAATATGCTAGTTCCTTATCCATACGTTTGATAAGATGACTATCGTATTTAAGTCTATGTGCAAACGGCATTGTATTACCATAACAATCATACCAATGCTTACATGTTTTGGGACAAGTAGCTCGTTCCTCTAGGGTCACAGTATATATTCGTTTACCTGCATGTCTGCTCTTGCTAACCCATTTACCTAGTTTTACATTTGTGCTAGGTTTTATTATCTGAAATGGATAATCCCTAACTGCAAATACATTGGCTTTGTATATGGTTCTATTTATTATCATGTTGAATAGGTATCCAGACATTATCACGCTTAACTGCGTACATATCGGATACTAAAACAGAGCCGAACTCTCTGTTCTCTTCATCATACATAATAGGCACATCACACATTCTTATATCTCTTGTCTTATACCCATCTATGATTTTTATCTTACAGTTAGGCAAGACAGAAGATACGCCTCTTGGCTTTGTTATTACTACATCACCCTTTTCTAAGCTTTTAGCGGTGATGTTATATCCTTGTACCATATCCACCCTCTTTCTTGTTGTTGTTTCTAATACTAACATATTACCTCTTTTCTTTTTGTATAGCGTGGTGGTTCACTAAACACTAACCTCGCCACCATCCCTCGCATATTAAATATGGGTGTTTGGGATACACGCTAAATATATCGGCGATAGATGTCTCATGTCTATACTCTGCTTAGAGCATGGGTTAAGTAATGAACCACTCACAAGTCTTGCGGAGATAAGTGATGCAGATTGGACTATACATACAAATCTACCGCCGATAGATGATGACTTCGGGGGAGTTTCACCTCGCAGTGTCATCGAACTGATTAATATGGCTTTGTTTATACCCACAACGCTGAACTCGTTGGGACAGGTATAATTTAAACATTTTACCCGTACTGAAACATGGTCATGTGTTTCTTTTCGTGCCTGTACCATATAAATATAGTGTATTCTAAGTGCGACCATATGTCAATGGTTCGCAAGTTTTACATAAGTTTATATCCATGCTATGAACATTATACCTGTGCGGGGGATACTACCCCTAATTAGGTACAATATTTAACATCTTATAAGTTAGATAAGATAATAATATATCATAATTCTTTTGGAACTCTTCTTGATTAGAACTCGCTGATGCTTTGTTAAGAGCCATTAATAATTTATTTAATTCTTTTCTAGCTTCTCCGTCTATTTCTAATAGTCTTTGACTTAATACTTCATCATCCTGCATTTTTTACCACCTTATATACTTTCATTTGTAATAGTTTTAGTTGACTTTTAGATAATCTTTTACCGCCATTTAATCTCTTCCAAGAGTCAATGGTTGAAACAATCCCATGATTATTTCTTCCGTATCCTACATAATAGTATGATTTCATTTCTACCTCCGATATTTTATGCTTTTGTTTCTTTATAGATACACCTTGGCGTATGCTTTGGGTGTTCTTTGCTATAGTCTACATTTGATTTTAGATATATCTTTTTACCTTTGGCAGTTAGTGAATAACAACCACAGTAAAACCATTTAGATTTAATACCTATCGTGTCTTTTTCATTCATGTTTCCATTTTATATCCGATAGATTTGTATGTCAATCAAACCAGATGTGTTGCCTTAGCAATAGTCCGATTTAATATTAGTATGTATAATATCTATATTAACTGGAGGATATATTATGTATGAAAATATTGTTGAAAAACTTAGCATTTTATTTGATTACCTTGGTAATATTAATAAATCTAATGAAGATAATATCAGGAGATTTGTTGAAAACGAATACAAATCAGATGATAGGGAGTGGGCGTATTCCTACTTCAAAAATAAAACAAACAGATAATTATAAAGGAGAGCTAGATATGAGAAATCCAATATGGGCGGGTAATACTGTTCCAAACAATAAAAGTAAAAGAGTATAATGGATATAAAAAAACCCCCACCGCCAAAGGCGATGAGGGTTAAGGAGGGTCATGCTAAAAAAGATAGTTATTTAGACTGTAATAACTTTTTAAATGCTATTCTTTTTTGCTGACTATGTCAACTTTCTCGACTACTATTCTTTTAGCAAATGGATAATCACTATCTTCAATTCCATTTTTACTTAGTTTATCATACAAACTTTTATTAAATTTGATGATGTACTCTACTGTTTCTTTACTTGTATTCATTTAAATTTATCCTCATGTATTTTGGCTTGTCTATCACCGATAATCCATACCATTAATGCAATAAAACAAACGATTAATAAAGTTAGTATATTCAGTATGATAATTAAATTAATCATGTTTTATCTGAATATCCTGTTTAGATAATTTTGTTAAATCAATATGTATGTCAACAAATTCATCTATTATTTCAGTGGGAATATGAGTAAACTTATTTTTATTATTAAGTTTATCTATATTAGTGCTTAGTCTTGTTAAGATTAACTCTATTTCTTTTTTATCTATCATGTTTCTTTTCTACCCCCTGATTTTCTATTTTTAGAAAGTTTACTTTTAAATTATGGGTTTTGATTTGACCCATAAAACTGACCATAGTTTTTTGCTCCATAGCATATACTTGACTTCCCATTGTGTAAAAACTACCGCCGATATGTTTAGTTAAAATTCGCTGAGCGTCCCTAGTATTGGGTCGTAATATGTAGTAAAAAGGATTTACTTTCTCATTACATGCTATTGTAAAATCAGTCATGGCTTAATCTACCGCCGATAGAGTGTGCAATATAAAAACATGCTATTGCACCAGTTAATAAACATGTTCCGCCAATACTTAAAACAATACTGAATTCTTGCGAACTCATGTACATATTTATCAAATATAGCCCTATTATTAAGTTTATTACCCCTAGTAATAGATAAAATATAAATGATACTGTTCTTATTATTCTTTTCATTTATTACCTACTTTCTACAATCATTATATATCAATGCTTTTTATATGTAAATTCTCACCCACAAAAAAAGTAAATAGTCAACAGTTTATTTTCTACCGCCGATAGAATTAATTTGACATATAAATAAATATAATATTTAATAAATTTAATTAACCATATAAAGAAAAGGAAAAAAAATGGTAGATAAAAAGAAGAAAAAAGAAAGTAAGAACTCAGAATTGTTTATTGATTTAAATGATTTTAAACTTAATGAGACTTACTTAAATGATGTAAGAATTAAGCTTGATGACAAAAGCTTAATTGATAAGAAATACTTTTCGGAGCAGTTAAAAGACATTACTCAAAGCGTTTCCGACTTAGAGAAAGTTAAAAGCGGTGATAAGGTCTTAACAATGGCTCAAAGATTTTCTTCAAGATTAGAGAAAATCAGAAAAGTAAACCCCGTCAATAACTTAGATACTTTAAGAAAAGCGGGTATGAAAGAACTAAGACTATCTATTAAAGAGACTGACAAGGGCGGATACTTACAGTTCGGAAAATCCCAGAAAGATAGTTGGAACTCTTTATTGGCTAGAGTGTCAAAAATAGGAACGGTTCTACTACATAAGAAAGATATCTTTACTATTAAGAAAAATAACAAAGGTAAACTTCAAGTCTTTACTAAGGATATTAACATCAATCCCGAAGTAAAAATGTTTGTAGATAATAAACCCGAGTGGATAGCGAACCCGAACCCAGATAGAGAAGTATCTGTTTCTGGTGATGCAATGGAACGAATTTACTCTAATGAGATTATGGGTAAATTTAAATCCAAAGTAAAAGACGGTGAAGTATCTAAGGATAACACCCAGTCATCTAGTAATACTACTACTAACGGAGCAACGGCGGGAACTGTAAACACTATTTATCAGTCAATGCAAGAAACGTTTAATCACTTCTTGACAAAAGACCCCGAGCAAATAGTCAAAAATATCTTAGAAGAAAATTTTAGCAATGGAGCAATGGATACAAAAGACCCCGCTAAAATTTTATTAAACACAGATAATTTTTTAAAGTTGTTTAATGCTATGAGAGAGACTGTTCGCTTATTAAATAAAGAACATCCCGAGGCTAATGAAAAAATGGATGAGGTTTTAAAAGTATATCCTCAATTATATTTCAATAGACAATCTAAGAAAATTGTAGCCAGTAATTAAATAATACTTATATAAATAGTTATAGACCCCGTTTTATGCGGGGTTTTTTTTTATTCAAATTTAAGTAAAAATCAGTAAAATAAAACCAATTAACGAAAAGGAAAAAAAAACAATGAAGTTCTTAAATTTAAAGTTTAATAGTAAAGAATTAAAAACTATTAGAGATGCTTTGTTATCTGATAGGGCGGAATTAAAAAGATTAAAAAAAGACCCTAATTTTTTAAAAGAATTAGACCGCCCCGAATTAGATATCAAAACAAAAAAAATTCTTAGGAATTCAAAAGAATATAGATTAAATCAGGATATTTATCATCGAACAAAATTAATTGAGTATATTCAGCAAAAAGAAAAACTTTTTATATAAATAAATACTTTAAGACCCCGCTTTATTGATTTATTGCGGGGTTTTTTTTTGTTTAAAATTTGAGGGTCGAATATTATAAACTTTTAATTTGTAAAATATAGTAAAATAAAATCCATTTTAAGAACCATACAGACCCATTTAAATAATCCCTAGTATGATTAATCAAGTAAATCAAAATTAAAAACCCAATAAAATCAACAAAAAAAAACTATATAAAATTAAGTAAAAATTTAGTAAAATCTAGGTAATTAATCGAATATCTTTTATTGGGTATTCTGGCTATATAAAAAGGATGGTAAAAAATGACTATATCAAAGAAACACTTAATTCAATTGGTTAAACTTTATAAAAAGGCTCATATGGAATATGAGGTAATAAGACCCAGATTGATTAAAAATAAATTAGACTGTGATGTCTTAGATATCTTTGACGTTTTAAAGATGGAGCTTGAGGCTTTTGGCAAGAGGAACTGTAAGAACTTTAATGACTTAATCTTTAATGCTGAAATACTCAAAGTTGAACAAGAAAATAAAAAAGAAGTTAAATCAATTCAAGCCACTGTTGATTATGTTCATGAAAGAAACAATATAAAATAAGACCATACGACCCCACCCCCGTTATTAATTTAGCGGGGGTTTTTTTACGCCTACAATTTACCCCCGATATTTATTCCCAAAGTGTTAACCCAAAGAGTTAGCAATCCTCACACTAGCTAGAGCCTCACAGATTTGTACACTTTAGTATTACTTTACAGAATATTCCTAGAGCTAAGACCCCTACCCACCCCCATGCACCTGCCACCCCACCCCCTGTATATGTATATATACGACCTTCCGCTAAAATCAAGGAAAATCAATGTCAACTGGGGTCTTGAGGATACCTAGGGTTCGCCTACAGTAGAGAGATTATGTACCCCAATGGGAAGCATATGAAGAAAAGGAAGGGAAAAGACATTGTATCCAATGTTAACCTCTCTAGAATACACTAGGGAGATTACCTATGGACCCTCCCACGGGGTACAATTACTATTGTACATACGAATAACGGATATGTCAAGAAAAAAAAGGGTTGACGGATTGTAAATTCGTGCCTATAATATAATAACTATAATAAGCCTGTATTCCAATGGGCTACACACATATAGTATAATCATCTTATATCATAAAAAGGGCATTACGGAAGGGCTTATTACATAAATAATCATGAAATCAAAATCAACAGTTAACAAAGCAGGGAACTATACCAAACCTACAATGCGTAAAAACCTATTTAATAGGATTAAAGCAGGGGGCAAGGGCGGAAATCCTGGACAATGGAGTGCCAGAAAGGCACAGATGTTAGCATCCGCCTATAAAAAGGCAGGAGGAGGATACAAATAATGCCAGTACCACTAATAGGAGTAGGGGTTGTAGCAGCAGCTAACTTCATAGTTAGAAAAGGCGTGGTAAAAGCTACTAAAAAGTATACACCTGCACTAATTTCAAAAGCAAAAAAATATATTAATAAAAATAAATTAATATTATCAGGAAATAAAGTTATAAAACCTAAAAAAGGACAGATAAAAACTACAAAAAAGACTACCACAAAGAAAACAACAACTAAAAAGACACCAGTTAAGAATACTACACCTACAGGAACTACAAAACCTGGTACAAAAAGTAAAGTTCCGGGATTAATTATTGGAATAGGTGCAATAGGTGGTGGAACTGCTCTTATGAAAAGTGGTGGAGACAAGGGAACAGGCGGAAGTGGTATGACTTTCAACCAAGCATTTGCTAAAGCTAGAAAAGAAAAAGGTAAAAATGCTACATTCTCTTATAAAGGCAAGATGTATAGCACTGCTACGATGGATGATGTAAAGAAAGCAGGGTTTGATAATCTAAAAGATTACTTAAACTCAATGAAAAAGAAATAATCCTTGCAAAGGAAACAAAAAGAAACAACGAATATAGTTTTTGTTCCTAAAAGAACCTCTATCGGTAGAGGCAAGATAGGGTTTAGTACCATGAACAAACATAAACGAAGGTCTTATAAGAAATATAGAGGGCAAGGTAACTAATGGTAGCAAAGGTATCCACTATAAAAAGAAAAATAAAAAATAAACAGAAGTTAGGCTTCTCTGAAAAAGCAAGAGCAGTCAATAAAGGCTTACTACCAAGTAAATCAAAACAGAGAGGTAAATAAAAATGAATAAGTCAGCAAAGGCAAAGGTTAGAAAGGTAGCCTCTGGACTAGGTAAAGCAGTAAAGGCACACACTGCCCAGAGAAAACTTTTAAAATCAGCTTTAATGAGTAAGAAAAATGGCGGACCCAAAAAAAGGTACGGGTAAAAAGCCTAAAGGCTCAGGCAGAAGGTTATATACAGATGAAAACCCTAAAGATACAGTCAGCATCAAGTACGCCACAGTACAAGATGCCAAAGACACAATCAGAAAGGTTATCAATATTAATAAGCCTTATGCGAGAAAGATTCAGATACTCACAGTCTTGGAGCAGAGAGCTAAGGTTGCAGGAAAATTTGAGCAGGCCCGATTGGCGAAAGCGGCTAAATTGAAATTAAAGAGGATGCACGATGGCACTAGCAAAAAGTCAAAGAAGTCTTAAATCATGGACAAAACAAAAATGGAGAACGAAGTCTGGGAAACCCTCTTCCAAGACTGGGGAGAGGTACTTACCCTCAGCGGCGATACAAGCATTGTCCCCTCAGGAGTACGCAGCGACAACAAAGGCAAAAAGAAAAGCAACAAAACAAGGAAAGCAGTTCGCAAAACAACCAAAGAACATAGCAAAGAAGACGAGAGCCTATAGGAGGGTATCATGAAGAACGATAAAAAATTTAATGGAAAGACAGATAATAGAAATAATAAAACACAAAATTTCGGTATGCTATCTGTAAAGGCAGGAATAGATAATAATCCTAAAGCCACACAGGCAGATAGGATTGCAGGAGCTACCATGAAAAAGGGGAGGGCGTAATGGACTATTTAAAAAATATTTGGATTGATGTCAAAGGGTGGAGCAAAAAGAAAAAAATATTTGCTTGTGCCGTTGTGGCAATCATTATCATTGCACTAATACAAGGAGCATAGAATGACTAAAGAGACAGAAGATAATCAAAAGAATACTACTCTTAAAGCTATGGAAAGACTTCGTAAAGAAAGAGAAAGAAAAAGAGAATTGGGTATTGGTGGTAGATATAGTTTTGAACTCTTAAAAGATAAGGTTAGAAAATTAGATACATACGACAGAGGGGACTAAATGGCAAAGTCCGATGCTGAAAAGAAAAAAGATTTTTTAAAGAAGCACGGGTTAAAAAGATTTAATGTTTGTGTCATACGCACTGAAGGTAATAAGAAAGGTAAGGTTGGTATACTCGTTAACGGGAAGCCCAAGCTTATTCGCTTCGGTGACGCTTCTATGGGTCACAACTATTCCCCAGAAGCTAGGAAGTCTTTTAAATCACGCCATGCAAAAAATATCGCAAAAGGTCCGACAAGTGCTGCGTACTGGGCAAACAAATGTTTATGGTCAGGTAAAGGCGGTTCGAAGAAAAGTCCTCCTAAAAGTCAAAAAGTTGTTAGAGGAGCCAGAGGTTAAACTGAGCGGAAGAGTTTATAAAGCTGTTAAAGATACAGAGACAGTAGAGTTAATAAAAGAAAGAGATTAATTGGCATACTTAAATCATAACCTACCTCCTTTTAGTGCATACATTAGAAATGAATATTTATACGACCATGAAAAGGGACATGGCGAATATACATTTGCCGATGTACATACAGTTAATAGTTTAGAAAGAAGAGCATTATTATTTGAATGTTTATTACCGAATGGAGTAAACTGGACAAGAAGACCTATTCATGCCTTTTGTTGGAAAAAGAATGCTCCTAAACATGATTTAAATATCCATCAATATTGGGATTGCTTTTCACCTTATGTGGATGTCCAAAGAAGAAATAGATTAGCAAACTGCAGAGCAGAACTCGTAGATTACAAAGGTGTCAAAAGAAAAGGCACATACATGTTTACAATAGACTGGGCATGGGAAAATAAAGCAGGGATGTTAGATACTAATTTTAGTGAAGACCCCGAACACAAATGTGCCCATATGTTTAGAATGGATGATGGAAACTTTTTTGCATACCCCAACAATAGAACCATCTGGTATGACGATGCTTTCATGGAAGAAAGATTAACAAAAAATCCAGGATACAAGATAGACCAAAATTTTTATACAGTAGAGAATACAAGAGAGGAAGATACGACAACTGACGATTCATACATGACTCAGTTTGAACGCCCTTAGTGAAAATATTCTTTGACCATATTACGGGCAAACTAACGAACTATGATTTTCTATACTCTCTCGCTTTAGCTAAGTTTGAAGAAAGAGAATACTGTCAAGCTTTTGAAAATGGTTGGATACCTTTATCATGGTACTATACCAAACTAGATGGACTGACTTGGATTAATGCTAGGAATACAAGATTACTATTAAGTAAATTTACATTTAGTAAAAAACAAAGAAAGACATTACGAAAAAAAGATATACGAGTAGAGATACACGATAAACTAGATGATAATCTTTTTGAAACTATCTCCGATATATTTAAAAAATATGTTCGATATAAAAACTTTCATGAAAAAGATTACGAAGAAGACAGTGAAGTTTTTGAAAAAGAAGATTACATTGATTGGAAATATTTTATTTATTATTACAAAGATAAACCAACAGCGTTTACAGAATTAAAAGTTTTCAAAGGCAAGTATGTTCTAACAGGCCAGTTTGCTTGGGATTATCAATATCCAAAATTAGGTATGGGAACGTATGCAACTTTATACGAGATAGACTGGTCTATCAAAAACAAATGTAAGAAATATTACTTGTCCTATGGTTATGAAAAAACAAGTACATACAAATCAAGGTTCGATGGATTTGAGTTTTGGAATGGTAGAAGTTGGTTAGATAATAAAACGATGTATAAAAAATTATGTGAATACGATACAGATATTAATACTCTACCTGAGTTAAATAAATATCAAAGAAAGTATTTTGAGGTTATAAAATAATGCCACTATATTCTTTTAAAAATAAGAAGACAGGAAAAGAATGGGAAGAGATTTTATCTTTTGCAGAAAGAGAAAAATTATTAAAAGATAAAAATATTGAACAATTAATTACTGCACCTCGATTAAGTTTTATTGAAAGAGCAGAACACAAAGGTAGAGACCAAATGATAAGTGCTGCTCGTCAAGGTATGAGAGAAAGACAAATAGAAGAACAAGTGGGTATTAGAAAGTCTCCTGATTGGTTAAAAGAAAGAACAGAGAGACATTTACAAAAGGTAAGAAATGTTAGTTCCTGAGAAAACAAAACAGTTAACAGAAAAGCAAGAAAGCTTTTTAGAAAATTTATTTGGACAAGCTAGAGGTAATCCAAGAGAAGCTGCCAAACTTGCAGGATACGATGAGAATGGATATCAGAAGGTTGTTAAATCTTTAAAACAAGAAATCATCGAAAGAGCAGAAGGTGTATTAGCAACTCATTCACCGAAAGCTGTGATGGGAATGGTTAATGCTTTAGATGATGATGGTAGTGTACCAGGAGCAAACACTAGACTCGAAGCAGCCAAACAAATTTTAGATAGAGTTGGAATATCTAAAACAGAACGCATTGATGTTAATGCGAAAGTCCAACACGGAATATTTATCTTACCGCCAAAGAATGTATGAACCTAAAAAGATAAAAGGCACACTAGTTCCTTTTGGATATAAAAAATCAGAAGACGACCCGAAAACAGTTATTCCTATTCCTGAACAACTGGATGTTTTACAAGAGGCAATAACATTACATAAGAAGGGACAGTCTTTACAAAAGTGTGTTGATTATATTTTTTCTAAAACAAAAAGAAAAATAACAAGACAAGGTTTTTATAAAATTGTTAATAAGAATAATGTTAAAAAGAAAGCAAGAGAATCTGCAAGAGAACAATTAGATTATCAAAGAGATAGAGTTCTAAAAGCTAAAAGAGAATTAGATAAAGAAAGAAGTAAGCTTCATAATAAAAATAAAAAGATTAGAGATTTAGATATTGTTTTAGAAGGAAAATCTAAAACAGTTATTGATACAAAAGAAATAGAAGAAGCTTCACCAACCATACAAAAAGCTTTTGAAGAAAAAGATATTATCTTTCAAGCTAATGCAGGACCACAATCTGATTTTTTAGCATCATCAGAAAGAGAAGTATTTTATGGTGGAGCAAGAGGTGGTGGTAAATCATATGCGATGTTAGTAGACCCACTACGCTATTGTGATAAACAACATCATCGAGCATTGTTAATTCGTAGAACAATGCCTGAGTTAAGAGATTTAATTAACCACTCTCAACAATTATATTCCAAAGCATATCCTGGAGCAAAGTGGAGAGAGCAAGAAAAAGAATGGAGATTCCCTTCAGGTGCTAGAATAGAATTTGGATATGCAGAAAATTTAACGGATGCATTACGATATCAGGGACAGTCATATACTTGGATTGGTATAGATGAATTACCACAGTATCCTACTCCTGATATTTATAACTTCTTACGCTCATCACTTAGAAGTGTAGACCCTGCAATACCTGTCTACATGAGAGCTACAGGCAATCCCGGAAACGTAGGTTCACTCTGGGTTAAAGAAATGTTTGTTGACCCTAGTGAAGCTAATCAAAAATTTGAAGTAGAGATACCAACACCGATGGGTGTCAAAAGTATATCCAGAAAGTTTATACCTGCAAAGTTACAAGACAATCCTTACTTGATGCAAACAGATGATTACTACGCAATGTTGGCATCATTACCTGAAGTTCAAAAGAAACAATTTTTAGAAGGTGATTGGGATGCATATGAAAGTTCTTCTTTCCCTGAATTTAATAGACAAGTTCATGTAATAGAACCTTTTGACATTCCGAGAAACTGGATGAGGTTTAGAGCTGCGGACTGGGGATATAGTTCACCTGCTTGTTGTTTATGGTTTGCAGTAGATTACGATAATAATTTATTTGTATATAGAGAACTTTATACAAAAAGAAATACCGCCGATATATTTGCAAGAAAAGTTTTAGATATGGAAGACGGTGAGTATATTCGATATGGAATATTAGATAGTTCAACTTGGGCAAGACGAGGAGATATAGGCCCAAGTATTGCGGAGACAATGATACAAGAAGGTTGTCGTTGGAGACAATCAGATAGAAGTCCTCGAAGTAGAATAGCAGGTAAAGTAGAAGTCCACAAAAGATTAAGGATAGATGAGGACACAGGATACCCTAGTATGTTTATATTTAACAACTGTTTGAATTTAATTAGAACATTACCGATGCTACCTGTTGATAAAAATAATCCTGAAGATGTAGATACAACTGCTGATGACCACGCCTACGATGCACTAAGATATGGATGTATGAGTAGACCTATCCATCCTGTATCACAAAGAGGTAATGACTTCTTAACATCAACAGAAAGACAAGATTCTGCACCTGCAGATAGCATATTTGGATACTAATGAAACTACCCAAGTATGTAACAGTAGGACCCTTTACTGTACAACTAGTTTGTGTACCTCATGAATTAATGTATGAAGTGTCCGAAGCACAAGGGACATTTGTAGTAAAACCTCCCTATAAAATATATTTAGATAGAGAGATGATACAAGCAGGTGGTCCAGATGCTGTTAATGTCGTAATACATGAGTTATTACATTTAGGTTTTTATCAGTATCATTTAAAAGAAAAAGAAGAAGAGACAATCGTCAATTCTTACGGAAACTTTTTAACCGAACTCTTATGCCATTCAGGATTAAAAGAATGGATAAGATTTCACACAAAATAACAATAGGAGAAACAACAATGGCAATCATGAAGCAATATAAGCAAGGTGACTTACCAGAAAATTTATATGGTAATGAAGCATCGAAGCAAGGTGATAGTAAGATTAATGTCGTAAAGCCAGGAGCAGGATTACCTGCAGACTATGCAGAAGGTGGCGTTAACAAAGACTTCCCAAAAGAAAATAAAAACACTGTTGACGGAAAAGTATTTTCATTAGCTGACGAAAGAGATTACTAATTTAAATGCCACACGAAAATACAGTAGGCGGAGTATTTTCTGAAGACGATGATGTAACGGCCTTAGATAATAAAGAAGATAAAAGTTATGATAATTTAGGTTCTATTATAGAATCTAGATTAAAAGAATCAGAACAAGCTCGACTTTATGATGAGAAGAGGTGGTTACGAAGCTATCGAAACTATAGAGGTATCTATGGTGCAGATATGGCTTTTCGTGATTCAGAGAAATCTAGAGTTTTTGTTAAGGTAACAAAGACAAAAGTTCTTGCTGCTTACGGACAATTAATAGAGGTTCTATTCTCGCAAGGTAAATTTCCTATTGGGATATTTCCAACTAAAGTACCTTCAGGTGTTAGTGAATATGCACATATAAAACCAGAAAATATGAAGAACCCTCGTATGGAGGATATCTATGGTTTTGATGGAGACGGAAGAGATATGTCTCCTGGAGCTACCGCCGATAGTATTTTAAATGGATTGGCAGAGAAGTATGCAGAAGCAGGATTTGAAAAAGGACCTGCTCCTGATTTAAAGAACATGCCACAGATAGAACCTGCAGAGGAAGCTGCTAGGAATATGGAAAAACTTATCCATGACCAACTAGAAGAATCTCATGCTATATCTGTTATGCGTCATGTATTATTTGAAATGTGTTTGTTAGGAACAGGTATTTTAAAAGGACCTTTTAACTACGAACAAGCAGAACACAAATGGGCATTAAACGATAAAGGTGAAAGAGAATACACACCCTCTAAAAAATTAGTACCTAGAGTAGAGGCAGTTAGTTGTTGGGATTTATATCCTGACCCCGACGCTGTTCAGATAGAAGATGCAGACTATGTAATTCAAAGACATGTCTATACTCGTTCTCAAGTTAGAGATTTGATGAATAGACCATTCTTTAGAAAGTCAGCAATCGAAGATTTACTAGCCTATGGTTCTAACTACGAAACAAGAAGTTATGAGACTGCATTGTTTGATAGAGAGAATCAAGAAGAGTTTAGTAAAAACAGATATGAGATTCTAGAGTATTGGGGTGTCATGGATAAAAGCTTTGTTGAAGAAGCAGGAATAGAATTACCTGATGATATTGATGATGATTTAGATGAAGTTCAAATAAATGCATGGGTATCTAATGGACATATATTGCGATTAGTTCTAAATCCTTTTACCCCTGCAAGAAATCCCTTTATGGTATGTCCTTATGAAATCAATCCTTATCAATTCTTTGGTGTGGGCATACCTGAGAATATGGATGATGCACAAACAATTATGAATGGTCATGCAAGAATGGCTATTGATAATTTAGCATTAGCAGGAAATTTAGTTTTTGATATTGATGAAACAATGTTAGTTCCGGGACAAGACATGACAGTATTTCCTGGAAAGATATTTAGAAGACAAAGTGGTCAAACAGGACAAGCTTTACATGGTTTAAAGTTTCCTAATACTGCACCTGAAAACATGCAGATATTTGATAGGTTTAGACAACTAGCAGATGAATCAACAGGAATACCTTCTTACTCTCACGGACAAACAGGAATACAATCCACAACTAGAACTGCATCAGGAATGTCAATGTTGATGGGAGCTGCCGCACTAAATATAAAAACAGTTATTAAAAATGTAGATGACTATCTACTCAAACCTTTAGGTGAAACTTTGTTTCATTGGAATATGCAGTTTAATAAAGATGTACCTGAGATACAAGGTGATTTAAATATTAAAGCACAAGGTACAACTTCACTCATGACAAAAGAAGTTAGGTCACAAAGATTGATGACATTTATGCAAGTGGCATCTAATCAGTTCTTAGCACCTTTTGTTAAATGGCACAGTATTATAAAAGAGATTGCTAAGTCTATGGATGTAGACCCCGAACAAGTAGTTAACGACCCTGAGAAGGCAGCAATCTTTATGAAGATGATGGGAGACATGAATGGAAATCAACAAACTCAAAGCGTTAACCAACAACAGGGCGGTATGGCAAATACTGGAGGAGTACCTGCAGGAGCAAATAACCAAGACACACAAGGGTCTGGAGGTGGCAACATCGGAGTTGGAACTCCACAGACTCCAGGGCAAGGTGGCAATGTTGCACCAAATCCTCAACCTGAAGGACCAACTGAATAATAATGGCAAATAAACTATCAGACATATTATCACAAGAATCATCAGGGATTATGTTCCCTTTTCAAACCCGTGTTAAACCTGTTAAAACAGAGCAACAAGTTTATACACCTACCGAGGGTATTATGAATGTTAAAGGAACAGCATATGAAGGACCTGATGCTACTATTACTTATGGCTCAAAAGAACAAGGATACCCAAGACAATTAAAAGAAATTGAAAAAGGATTATTACCACAGTTTGACCAAGCACAGTTCCCTGATAAAGGAAAGGGTAGAATAGAAACAACAACACCTGCAGTGCTACCTATGACTACTACACCTTTTACACAAGAAGATGATAAACCTTTAATGGACCCATGTCCTCCAGGATTTAAACTAGACCCTATTAAAAAAATATGTGTTCCAATACAACAACCAAAGAGTGATACAAAAAAGATAGGACCAGATAATCCACCAAGAAATATTGGACCTGTGGCTAATTCCGTAGACCAAGTATCAAAGGCATTTGAAAAATTAAAAGATACAGGTGGTCTGTATGCAGATGGGTTTAAAGAAATTGTAACTCTAGAAATAGATAATTCTAGCATAATATCTAAGTTTGGATTTTTAGGAAAATTTATAGATGATGTATTTATTAAAGGACCTGCAGATAAAAAATTTATAGATACATTTGGTGGTGGAAAAGACTCCCCGCTTAGTGCTGAAGATTTAGAAGGAATAGATGTATCAAAAACAAAGGATGGAAAATTAAAAGCCACCTTTAATCAAAAAGGAAAAGAAAATTACGATAAGATTATGACTAAAGAATCTCTAGCAGGTAATCTAGCAAGTACACAAAAAACAGATAGAAACGGAAACATTGTATTAGGTCCTAATGGTCAGCCTATGATTCAAGGTCCTATATCAGTGGGTTCTTTTGGAACTACAAGTGGTAAAGGATTTAAATCTGCACCTTCCTATAAAATAAAAGATGGTAAAGTTATTCCTGATAAACCAAAGAAAAAAATAAGCACTAAAACATTTGCATCTAGAAGAAAGGCAATGATGAGAGATAGAACTAAAACACCAACAGGAGTAAACAG